GCTATAATTAGTACCACTCCATTGATTTGGATTGCTTTTGTAAGTATTACGTTTTATATTGGTGTTTTTAGTCATTGCACCTGTGAAAGTGTAATAATCATAATTACCATAGTTATTCATAAACTTAAAACGAATAGGAGTGTACTTTGAGCAAATATCTTCGCCAGGATATATACGGATTGTTTCACTTACTATTGTTCCTGCACTATTTTTAATTCTTACTTCGTAATATTCCCAATTAGTAACAAATATCGGTGTTGTGCCAAATGATAAATCAGCATTGACTAAGCTAGTTAACCAATCATAATCTACTCTTACATTTATTGAACGGTCTTGTCTATTAGATAACGCTGTAAAAGGATTTTGAACTCTTACTGTGTTAAATACTGTACCTTCGTCATAATAGCTTATAACTTCTAAATTGTAGGCTTCGTTTGCAGCATCAGTCATAAAACCTAAAATAAGTTTCTCACCTGTTCTTGATACAAAAGTTGGTCTATCAGTAAGAAATTGACTTGAACTATTTTGAAGTACATAGGTGTTAGTTTGGAAATCTAAAAAGTCTAAAGGACTAAACACTCCGTTAAAACAATAACCTGAACTTGTAGTTAAGTTTGGATAATTAGTTATTCCACTACTTGCACCATACTGCTCACCAAATTGAACTATGTAAGATGCTATCGAGTTTCCACATTGTTTAAATGTAGTTGTATTGTCATCTGCATCTCTAGTTAAAAAGTTTTGAATGATACCAGCCACATCAAATGTTCCATAGTTGTTACTTGGATTTCTGCCTACTTCTAATCTAGTATAATCACTTGAACCATTTACATAAATATCTGCTATGTAACGAAAATTAGATTGAGCAACGTTTGTTGAACTCAAAGTAAAAACCATTTGATTGTAAACGGGTGCGTAGCTGTTAGGTGTGTTGTATATTGTTAGTGCCATTATTCAAATTCTTGTGTTATGTCTTTTTCTAATTGTGGGATTTCTTCAGTTAAAAATGGTTTTCCCTTATATCCAAATCTTTTAATAGTTCCTTTTTTAAGTATGTTAGTTGCTATTGCATAGGATAATGACCTTTGACCTTTTTTGTCTCCTGCTATGCTTTGTAATTGAGGTTTATTGCCTATCCATTCTAAAATCTTAGGTTGTAGCTTTTTTCTGTTTTCTTTTGAATATCCTTTTGCTGGTGTTCCTTTTTCTAAATCTTCCCAGTAATCTTCGAGTTCAATTGTTACTGTAACTCCGTTTTGATTTTGTTTAATTGGTAATGCCTTTAATGATTGAGATAAATTACCTGAAGCGTTAAACTTGTATTTCTCTAAATTATCTTTAACTCTTTTTAAAAAGTCATTTACTTTTTGAGAATAAATATCCTGTTCACCTGTTAGCTTATCTTCTAAGTTATTTAGAAAATTATCTAACTCACTAAATTGCTGTTGGTTTATTTTTGCCATTTATTCCTATCTTTTATGTAACTCAAATAATTTAAAAAAGCAACTACATTCATATTTAAGTAAAAGTCCCATTTACTTCTATCTTTACCACTTAAGCTATCCAATGTAACATACCAACTCCAATAATCTAAGTGTTTTTGTTCTTCAGTTCGTTCAATTGGTTCTCCATTGTCATCCTCGCTTCGCTCATTTGTTTTACCAAATAATCCTCTATATGAGGATACAAACCTTCTATAACTTTGCAAAAAAAAACACACAAAGGATAAACTATGCCTACATTTATGCTTTTTATGTGTTCGACTTTTTCTTCATAATCCATTTCGACCTCTTTTAACTTAAACCACTTTAGTTTATAAGGCTTGACAAACATTGCAACTAATTGAGGTAAGTTACCAATAATACTTTCTTCGCTTTCTGTTAGTTTGCTTAAACTTATAAAATCTCCTGCGCTTAGTTTAGTGATGTCATAGTTAACTACCCACCTAAAACCATTGTGCTTAAACATCTCAACTGAATTAGGAAACTCCATTTTAAAAATAAAGTTTACATTTTTAATCAGTTCTTTTAGTTGGTCAATTCTTATTTTCTCAACTTCAGCAACTGTAATGCCTGTTAAAATGGAAATAACTCTAATTTCTCTATCAATAGGATCAATGTCTTTATCTCTTGTAATATCATAGATTAAAGGAAATTTTTCTATTGAGATATCATGCCAGCTATTTGGTAATTCAATTGTCATCATTTTAAAAAGTACCTTTTAATTATATTATTGTGTATCTGCCTGTTTTGTATTTAGAGTAAGCATGGAAACTTAAACATGATGCCATAACCCCATCATCATGAAATCCACTTGTTGCTGAATATTTAATTACTCGGCTTTTTGGATTGTATTCGTAGGTAAACATTTCAAGTTCTTTGTCTAGCCAATCCACATTTAAGAATTTAACTTCTTTGTTTTGATTTGCCACTATCAAAGATTCAACTATTTCCTTTTTGCTTTGATTTGTAGTAACAAATGGTTCTATTGTGCAATAACTTGAACATTCTTTTTGTAACATTTCAAATATAACATCCCCTATTGAGTTAACCTCGACTAATGCAGTTTGGACATTATTTGTCCTTAATCCATTTGCGATATTCTTAACTATTGTGGACCAGTCGCTATGTCTCCACCTTTCAATGTAGAATTGTTCGCCTTTCTCATTGAATATAGATAGTACTGAATAATCATCCGCCCTTCCTAAATCAATACCTGCAAATGCTTTACCATAAGATTTGTTATCTGTTAGTTGTCGGTTATTAAATAGCATTGCAGAACCATCAATGAACTCAGCTAAGTATTCCTGCCTGAATATCATTTCAGGTAAGGTTAACTTTGCATCATCTATTTCGGATGGGTTAATCATTGGATTGTCATACGAAGTCATTGTGAAAGACTTGTACTGCTCATTGGTGCCATCCAATTGGTGCATTTTGTAAAAATGGTTTTTACCTTTTGGAGTTGAAATCAAAAGCACCTTTTTACCTTTTACCAGGACCGTAGCACGTAGGACCTCGGTCCATGCCTTTTCATCCATAAAGGCAAACTCATCACATACCAGGTAATCAAATGTAAATCCTCGAATGTTATCGTATCGCTCCGCTGAAAAGAATTGAATGGTTGATCCTGTAATATATTCTATAATTAATTCAGACTGGTTAACCTTTCTGTAGATTTCCATTCTCTTAGCAAATGCCTTAAAGGTTTCTTCAAATACTTTTTTAGATTGTTTATATACGGGACTTACCCATGCTATCTTAGAGCCTTTATTGTTTAAAGCCCAATATAACATTTGATTCAATGCCATTAAAGTTTTACCGAACTGCCTACCTATGTTTATAACATAGTATTTTTCAGTTCCGTTGTTTATTGCATTATGAATTTTCTTCTGATTCGGATGGGGGTTGTATAGTATTGCTTTCGCCAAAGTCAGCTTTAAATTTCATATTTCCTGTTATCTTCACATCCTGCTGTTCTATGTATCCTCTTTTCTTTGCTTTACATTTTAAATAGAACATAGTTGATAGTGGATTGCCTTTATTTATTTGTTGCATCAATGCCGATTCAGCAAAATCCAAAGCCACGTTTTCAAGTTCTTTAACAGCTTGTTTATATTCTTTATCCTCTTTTAACCACTTATAATGTTGTGTTCGTGATAGTCCAATTTCTTTACATGCCGGTGTTACAATACCTAAATGTTTTTCCAAAGCAATCAATAATGCCTTTTTAGCCTCGATTGTTCGCATTTGTTCATTTCCTTGCATTTTTTTATCTTATTTTACTTATAAAGTACCAATAAATCTATCTAAATACCATTTAGCCTTTTCCAAGTCTTCTTTAAGTTTAGTTTTATCTTTCTTACCTGCTCTGCTTATATACTTTACTACATTGCCTAAATGAAAGTTAAGTTCCCATGCTTCAATTACTTTTATAGCTTCGTAGGTGTTTTGTTTACCTCCGTAGTGTTCAGGATTGTTTACTGATTCCATCTTTGATTGTTGCTAGTAAAAATTCAAGTAATTGTCTTCTACATTCTGAGCATCCTAAGTTAAAAGGTTTGTTTCCTAACTTAATTGCTATTTCGTTTAATTCTGTGTAATTAAAGTTAGGTGAATAATTCTTACCCATTGATTCCCAATTTAACAAAGATTGTTTTATTTCTTCGGTCATAGATACCTATCGTTAATTCGTTCAAAGAGTGAAGCTATTAATGCAAAGGTAAAAGGAATAGTCAATAAATCAAAATAGTTAGTAAAGTTAATTATTTGATAAATTAAGAAACTCCAATAAGTTAAGCATAGTGGACAAGTAAAAGGTTTTCTGTGTAACCATAAAGGTTTAGGAATGAACTTTGCTATTATGTATGTAGTTGCTAAAAGTTGTATCATTGAATGTTAAAACCTTTTATGTTTATTTCAGGTATTTCATGTTTTGTGCTTACAATAGTTGCCCATGCTCCATCAGTTATTAAGTTTCTTCTATAAGGAAATAAATGCCAAATCTTGTCTAACATATATCCATAAGCTGCTGGTTCGCTATCGTGAATAATCATGTAATCACAATTATCTTTTAACTTTTGAATGTCAATGTATCTTCTTTCTCCTGGTGAGTGGTCGATTAAGATTACAGAGTATTGTTCATGGTTAATTGAATCCCAATCTGTTACATGATTAGCTTTATATTTATCTGCCCATTCTTTTGAGTAGTCGTAACTTATTAATTTACGTTTATCTGTTTTAAGGTATTGTTGAAGGTAAGGTGTTGAGCCTTCGCCACATCCCATCTCTAAAACAGGTTCTGTTTGTCCTTTAGTTTGTTTTAAAGCCCACCAAAGTAATGGTCTGTGGTTATCCCAGTTCTGTACGTTTTCAATAAATTTACTCATTCTGTTTTGCTTAATATGTTAATTGCTGCATCTAAATTAAAAGGTCTGACCATGTGAGCATCTATTGGATTTTCTGTGTTTATTGTTTCTGCCCAATTGAATCTATCTATTCTTCCGAGTGCAAGCCCAAATCTGTTTTCACGACCTCTTAAAATAGAGTTTACATTTTCTTTTTTTAGTTTTTCTGTGATTATATCTTGATCTACTTGCCACCATTGTTCCCAATTATCACTACTTGCCTGTTCATATTTATCCAATAGGCTTTCTATTTGTGGCATCAGTTCTCCATCTGTAATATTCATTACTCGTCTCCATTCATTACTATTCATGGCAATATAACAAATAGGATAATGACCATAACCAGTTAAGTCATGCCCATAACAAGTTATTTCATTTTCATTTGGTTGCCAATAATTTGAACATGGCATCATGTCCCCATCAGCAGTCATTATAAGCCCTTCAAAACAATAAGCACCAAATAAACGTGATACCTGGACCAATGTTTCATCTCTATATTTACTTTTACCTTCTAAAAAGAAAAAGTAATTTTTATCATCAAATATAGATTCAAATGTTTTTGGATTACCTCTTAAAAAACAAATTACCTTCCATCCTAAATTATTCCATGCTTTACAAACAAAAGGAATGTATTGATAATAATCAGGATTATCGTTTGCGCTTACTACAACGTATTTATTCATTTGCCCAGTAAAATATGTGTTTATATTCTTTTTCTAGTTCTTTATATTCATCTTTAAATTCATCGTATCTGTTTAAGAATTTAATCATTGGTGCTTCATACCATCCTGCTGCTCCAATATGTCCACAGGTATCGTTTGTTTGCCTATAAACTTCTTTAACATTTTCTAATGGTTCATCATTAAATGAATTTCTATAACCACTTAAAAATGTGTTTGGCATTCCTAAAATATAGTGTTGTAATATGCTTTCAGTTCCATGAGCAGCGTAAATAGGATATAATTTAGCATTCAATGTCTCCTGGTCTGTTCCTTTATTATTGTAATCTCTATAATCTAAAATACTTTCAAAATTTGGAAATTTATCTTTAACATGTTTAGTTAATCCTATCATGCCACCCATCAAAGGTATGTTATGAGAAACTGAATCTGTAATTGCATGAAGTACCTTTGGTGAGTTTTCCCATTCTTTTACCATTTGAGCCTCACGATATGTTAATGGACTATCTGTATCTCTGCAAATAATTCTTTCAACTCCTTGCTCAAAAATAGGTAATAATCGCCATAACATAGCCTTACATAATGGTTCGGCAGGTAATACTTTAAATACTACATTGTACTGTTTCCACCTATTAAATAAACTTTCAAAATGCTCAAAAGTTTTTTCATCAACACAAATGTGTATTCGCCAGTCAGGATAAATACAACGAGCGAGACGAATATTAATCCACATGCCACGAAGATAGGAGCTAAAATCAAAGCAATTATGTTCTCTTTTACCATAACCAAAAAGTGAGTAACTAATATATTTCATTTGTTTGAAACGTATTTATAATAGTAAATTATTTCTTCAATGTAAACTTCTTTTTTTAAAAGTCCACTTTTATTTATTTGTGTAGCCCAGTCAGTATCTTCGCCAAAGTTAATTTCAGGAAATGTAAATTGTTTTGCAATACTACTTTTAATAACGTTTAAGTGATTAGGATAACGTTCGTAAGTTATAACATTTGCAGTTGTTCTGTATTCAGAATATTTAATTGAATGTTCAAATATCTTTGGCTCATGCCCATCAAAAGTAATTACGCCTCTTAAAGATAAACAGTCAGGTTTACTTTTTAATGCTTTTAATACTAAACGTAAATATTCATCTGATATTTTATCATCATCATCTATAAAACAAATATACTCACCACTAGCTTTCTGTAATAATTCATTTCTCTTTTGCCCAATGCTTTTTCCTTTTGGTGCTTCGTCAATTAATACTTCAACTATTCCAAAAGCATTCTGCATTTCTAATTGAAAATTAATATCAAAGAATAGTTTATTAAACTTTTCAATTCTTTCAGGGAGTGTAGGTATTAAAATAGAAAGTATCAAATTTTGTTTAATATTAAATGTTCAGGTAAATTGAATAGTTTTGCTTTTCTTTTTAAGTAAGTTTCGTAGTCTTTTTGATTAACATGCTGTGCTTCTGTTTTTTGGTATTGTGCATCAAATTCTGATAACCCCCATGCAGGATGCCTGTGAGTAAATAATACTTTTTGATCTCCTTTGTATTCGTATTTAGACAACATTTTAGCTACTTCAGTAGCTTCCATGTCGCACCATAAAGAAACATAATCAGGGTGGTAAATATAATTAAAGCGCTTATAATAATCAACTCCCATTATACTCATTGTCATTAAATTTCCTTTTTGATATCCATCTGAATAATGAATAACTTTATCGAAGTTTCCTTTAAAGTCTTGCCTAATTATATTGTCAAATCCTTTAATTTCAAATACCATGTCATCTGAAGTATTGATTAAAATGTCCCAACCTTCAAAAATATCCATGTCTCTATTAATAGCATCTATTTTATTTCTTGAAGTTCCTCTTGATATGAATACATTGTCATCAGGATAACTAAAACCAAACATACTTTCATCATCTTCATCAATGCTAACTAAGATAGTATAATTCATTGAATTACAAAGCATTATGATATTCTCAATTGCTTTTTTTGCCTTTTGTGGTCTGCTGCGAGTTGCTAGTTTAAAAAGTATGTGTTCGTTCACTCTGCAAATTTATAAAAAATAGTTTCGCTTTGTAATTCCTTTATAAATACTTTTCGATTTTCTTCTATTAACTTTCCTTTTTTATATTCAGGAATACTTGATTTGTGTTCAATAATATAATCTAAGGCGCAAATGTATTTATCAGTTCCTGTTAATTGTTGGTAAGGAGCATTGGTTAATCCTGCTTTATAAATTCTGTTTGAGTAACCAGCGTGTTCAAATCCATACTGCCCATACTCAGAATTAAAATAACCTACTTTATTTAATACTTCTTTTGTTAAGTATATAAATACACCACCACAATCTCGATATATCTCTAAATCGTTTATTTTAGCTTTTAAATTATGACTAGGCTCTAAGTATAGTAAATGATTATATCCTGAGTTAATAAAATATTCAGCCCAATTATTTTCAAATGGATAACAGTCATCATCAAATAAGAAAATAAAATCACAATCCCTTAAAGTGTATAAGTTTTGATTTTTTGAGTATGCAACACCTTTATAATGTACATCTTCGTGAATATGTAAATGATAGTTTTTAGGTTTATGTTTTTCAAAGTAATTTAGCCATCTATCAACATACTCTTTGCGATTTGGAGTTGTTGTTACGCCAATACCGATTGTAAAATCTGTTTTCTTATTTGAGTCCATTTGTTTATGTTATAATGTTTTTCAATATATTTTTGTAAACTTTCTGCGTATTCTTTGCGCATAGATTCATCTTTGCTTAGGTTTCTTATTGCCTTGTACCAACCATTTATATCACTATTATTTAAAAATATTGCTGTTTCTTTGGGGAATATGTTATAAGGTAGTACATCACTAACTATTGCAGGATTACCATGTAAACCAGCTTCAAGTAACTTTATTTCGCTTTTGCATTCAGTAAATGAGTTTGATTGCAATGGGATTAAGCTAACATCAGTTTCATTATAAGCCTTTCCATAATCGTGAACTGGTAAGCTGTAAACTCTTTGATATTTATCGGTTAAAGTTCCACCACTCATTACCTTTTCATAATAGTTATAGTCTGCATTATCATTGTAACCACCTACCTC